TTAAATTAGGCTGTGTCCGATATGAACCACTTGCCCGATGATTTGTAGGTTCTGGGCTTCATCTGCTGATATTCTGATTGGGCGGTATTCTTCTTTGTTGTCGCTGATTAGTTCTACACCGTCCCATTCTATTTTTACACGTTTAACCCATACGCTGTCGCCGTTCTGGACTAAATAAATACGGTTACCTTTTACTTCTTTTTTACTTAAATCTACAAGCATTTGGTCGCCGTTTTCTATGGTTGGGCTCATAGAGTTGCCATTTGCCCAAAATACTGCGCAATGGTGGGCTTTTACGCCTAAACGTGCCAAGAGTTCATCTGAATAAGGTTCTTCCCCATCAGGCTCGGTTGTGCCTTCGTTAAAACTGCCAAAGCCTGCTGATACATTAATGCCTTCATAGCTGATAATCATTGAAATGTTATCTTTTAGCTTTTCCTGTATGGTGTTACTTGCAGGTGTTTCTTCACTTGTGTCATCTCTCTGCCCTTGCCCTGTGGCAAGCCACAAAAGATTTACATTCGATACTTCAGCTATTTTCACTAAATTTGAGCGAGAAGGATCCGCTTCACCTTTTACCCAACGAGCTAATGATGCCTGAGCAACTCCAACAGCTCTAGAAAATTCACTGTAATTACTCTTAAAACATTTTTCAGCAATCATTTTCATTCTTTCTGAAAACTTTTCATCGTAAATGTTTGGTTTACTCATCTTTTACGTTTCCGGTATTTAAGTTTTACTCGTAAAACATATAGCTAAACCATTGATTTATAAATAAAATATGAATAAAGCAAAAATATTTTTAAAAATATTATGTTTTACGGTTGATTTATCTAAAGTTTTACGGTTAAATACACACATCAGATAGATAAAAAGGAGTGTATCAAATGAGTGTATTTAGCGACGTTAAAAAAACCGCTCAGAGTGATTGGCATCGAGCCGATATTCTGGCGGGACTTCGCAAAAACGGTTGGACACTTCGTTCTTTAGCAACAGAAGGGAACGTGAGTTACAACACCCTTAAATCTGCACTAGATAAGCCTTATCCCAAAATGGAACGCCTAATCGCAAATGCGATTGGTGTTGCCCCTGAAGTGATATGGGCTGGTCGCAATGCAGAACGCATAGAACGTAATAAACGACCGATTTTAACTAATAAGTTTTAATCATAAATGATCTTTAACGTAAAAGATAGATTAAAGGAACGTTTATGAGTGAATTAAGTTTAAAAACGCACTATTCAGTCGCAGAGCTATTAAGTTTTAAGTTATCTAGTCTGCCAAGTGCTCATAAAAACGTTTTAGAAAAAGCTAAAAGGGAAAACTGGATAGCACAAAAACGTAAAAGTAAAGGTGGTGGCTTAGAGTACGAGCTCATTTCAATGCCCGAAGCCGTCCAAACCGAAATCCGCTCACGTTTTGCGGTGGCGGTGGTGGAAAGTAAGCCGAAAAAATTACCTGCGGTGAAAGCCGAGGTGGATTTGGCGAACTTGACAACCAAACAGCGTGAGATTGCTGATGCTCGCATAGGGCTGATCCAGTATGTGTTGGATTTGGAGCAATCAATGAGCCGAATTAAAGCGGTCACTTATGTTTGCGAACTTGCAAAAAGTGGCAGATTGCCTCCGCATCTTGCGGTGTTGGTTGAAACGGCTAACGCTAAAAAATCGAAAAAACGGACAGTAAGCGTTCGTACTTTAAATGGCTGGGTGGTGGATTACTGCAAGGCGACAAGCGTTGAGCAACGGTTAAAACTTTTTGCCCCACTCGTAAGGCAGGAAGTTAAGGCAGAAGAAATTTGGTGGCTTTCTTGGTTGTTGGGGATTTACCGTCAGAAGAATGCGTTAAGCGTGCAAGAAAGTTACCGCTACTTTGAAGCGGAGTGGGTTGAACGGTATGCCGACAATCCGATGATGTTAGAGGCAATGCCTAATATCAGCAAAGTAAGACGAGCAATGGCGAAGTTGCCGATCCATATCTTAGAGAAAGGTCGCTTAAGTGGCTCGAAATATAAGCAGTTATTGCCTTATGTGATGCGTGATTGGTCGCCATTTGTGGCAAATGATATTTGGATTGGTGATGGTCACTCGCTGAAATTAAAAGTTGCCCACCCTGTACACGGCAGACCGTTTACCCCTGAGTTGACAATGATTGTTGATGGGGCAAGTCGAAAAATTGTGGGCTGGTCGCTGTCGTTGAGTGAAAACGCTTTTGCAGTGCTAGATGCGTTACGACACGGTATTGCGACACACGGTGTGCCAGCGATTTATTACTCCGATAACGGTGGCGGTGAGAAAAATAAAATACTTGATGCAGAAGTCACAGGGATTTTACCACGTTTCTCTATCCACCACGCAACAGGGATTGCAGGTAATCCGCAGGGGCGTGGGATTATTGAGCGGTTAAATAAGACGGTGGGTTTACGAATTGCAGAGCGATTTGAAACTTACTACGGCAAAAATGCCGATCCTGAAGCCACTCGTAAGATGTTGGCTAGACAGTTGGCGTATGCGAATGCAAAAAATGGCAAGGAACTGACCGCTTTGCAGAAGAAAGCTCGCAGAGAGTTGCCAAGCTGGGAAGAGTTGAAGGCAGTTATTCAAGAAGTGATTGATTGGTACAACAATGAGCACGTTCACAGTGAAATTCATTGTACGCCAGCGGTGAAGTACAAACGAGTGACCGACACTGAAAAAGTGGTGTGGTTGAGCGATGTGGAATTAAGGGATATTCAACGTCCTGAATTTATCCGCACAACAAATAGAGGCTTGATTGAGTGGAACAATCATAAGTATTTCAGCTTGAATTTGTTGGATTACCAAGGGGAAGAAGTTGTTATCGGGGTGGATATTCACGATCCGATGTGGGTACAGGTGCGAACCAAAGACGGACGGTTTATCTGCAATGCCGAGTTTGAAGGACATAAACAAGATGCGTTTCCGCAGTCCTTTGTTGAGCAGAAACGTGAGGAGCGAGCAAAAGGCAGACTTAAACGGAAAGAGCAACAAGTGGCAGAAATTATGGCAGAGCGTAATCCTGTTATTACGATTGAACACCAGCAAAGCGAGTTAATAACCACAAGTTATCAACCAAAACGAGAAAAAGTGTCTGTTCGTCCTATTTTTACCAGTGTGGTAGAGAGGGAGGAGTGGGAGAAGAAACAAGCATTAATTGAAGCCGTAGGCTAAGGGGAAATAATGAAGAAAAGTGAATTATTAAAACAGTTTCAACGTGAAGAACAGTTAAACGTTGAGCGTAAAAAGGTGCGTGAGGCAAGACGTGCGGAGTTAAATGCACCTTTAAATAATAAGGCGACCTGTTTAGTTGAGTTTAATGGAGTGACTTTTGAGCTTTTTCTTGAAGTTCGCAAACTTGCTCCATTAAAGGCAAATACAGATCGTCCGCTACTTGAGAAAGTGTATCAAGCGTTTGCGAATCCACACCTTCCGCCTCAAGTAGATCCAGTTGCATATCAACAACATTTGAAAAATCACTTAGGGCTTGCTCTGCAATCTCTGGTGATAGGGTTGCTAATTGGCGAAATAGAGAGTGAACAAGCTCAGACTGAATACCTTGTATCCCAGTTAGCAAAACGAGGAGTGAATGTAGCTCTGATTTAGTGAGTTTATTAAGGTCAGGTGGAGTTTTAAGCATAACGAAGCCTGTTGATGAAAAAAGAGACTTTGATTATAGGAAATAAGCGATGAAAAACCAACTATTAAAAGATTATATGGAACGCACCAAAATTGGGCAAAAAGAGGTTGCAAATAAATTAGGCGTGTCGATTGCTACGGTGAGTTTGTATTTGAGGGGTGAGTATGATGGCAATGTTGAAGAGTTGAATATTAAGGTGGAGCAGTTTTTGGCTCGCCAAAAAGATAAGGTGCTTGAGTATAAGGTGAGTGCAGAGTTTGTGCCGACTTTTACTGCTCGTCAGATTATGGCAACTATTCAAGAGGCACACATTGAGGGTGATATGTGTGCGGTGTATGGTGCGTCAGGTTTGGGTAAAACGCAAGCGGTGTTGCAGTATGCGAAAGAGAATACAGGGGTAATTTTAATTGAGACCAATATGAGCTACACCGCAAAAGTGCTGTTGCAGAAAATCAGTGAAAAACTGAATTTAAACAACCGAGGTACGCTTGATCAGTTGTTTGATGGGATTGTGGCAAGGTTAAAGGGGAGTGAACGGGTCATTATCATTGATGAGGCGGAGAATTTACCTACTCGCTCGTTGGAGTTTATTCGCCGTATCCACGATGCAACTAAAGTGGGTGTTGCGTTGGTAGGGACTGAGCGTTTGTTAATTAACTTAAAAGGCAGGCATAACGATTTAGCTCAAGTGTATAACCGCATTTGGCGAACGAGTTCCCTTGGTAATGCGTTACCTGAAAAGGATTTGCATTTATTGACAGAAAGAGCATTGAACACAGGGGAATATAACGAGTTATTTTTTAAACATAGTCAAGGTAATGCGAGACGTTTGAACAAGTTGATTCGTGGTGTGGTGCGGTTAAGTCATATCAATGAATGTCAAATTGATGAACGGTTGATTAAAGAGTATACCAAGATGTTGATTGGTTAGGTGGCAAATGAGATACCGTCAGATCTATGCGGCGTATCGTGGCGAAGAGAATGTGGCTGACGGTACAGCCGAAGAGTTAGCAATCAAGTTAGGGGTGACAGCAAAAACGGTGCGGAAATGGTCAACGCCGAGCTATCACCGCAGGAATAGAGGGCAACGGGTGGTCGTTGTGAAGTTGGGAAAAGAAAAGGTGGTGTGAGATGGGGCGCACAATTAATAGAGCAAATCAGATGGCGGTGAAGTATTTACGCCAAACACAAAAGGCGATTGGGCATATCAATGCGTTAGGTTTTACGGTGTTGATGATTGATTTTACGAAGATTAAACCACGAATCAAAGTGGATATTGCAGGTAATGAGGGGGTGGCAAGAGCGTTAATTGAGTCAAGAAAAGCACACTGGTATGCCCAAGGGCATAGCGAAGATTTAGGTATATGGAAAGGTTACTACACGATGATTGAAGGAATTAGAGTGTGGTGGGAAGCGAAAGTTTAGGAGTTAAAAAATGGCAAAACAACCCACAAAAACCCGAGTAAAACAACCAGCAAAACTGCGTTTTACCACGGAAGAGCAAGTGCAAAGTGCGATTAAGGAAATCGGCGATTTAAGTCGTGAACATACCCGTTTAACGACGGAGATGAACGACATTATCGCAGAAACCAGTGAGCGTTACGCCCCCGAGTTGAAACGTTTACAGGCAGAGATTGAGCCGTTACAGCAAGCGGTGCAGGAATACTGCGAAGCACACCGTGATGAATTGACGGAAAACGGCAAGAGTAAAACCGCTAACTTTGTGACAGGCGAAGTGCAATGGCGACAACGTCCGTCTTCTGTGGCAATTCGTGGGGCGGATGCGGTGCTTGATTTTATGCAACGTATGGGCTTTGACCGCTTTATTCGCACTAAAAACGAAATCAACAAAGAAGCCCTACTTCTTGAGCCTGAAGTGGCAAAAGGGATTGCTGGCGTGACGATTAAGCAAGGGGTGGAAGATTTTGTGATTAAGCCGTTTGAGCAAGGGGGGAAGTGATGGACATTCTGTTTTATGTTGTTGCAGGTTTTTTTCTTGTCCCATTAGCGTTAGGTCTCTCTTTTATTGTGCTTTTTCTATTTCTTATAGCAATGGGCAGAGTTATTGACTTAATAAGTTAAAGCTCATTTAAACGCTCTTTAAATCCCCTCTCCCTCCGAAAATCCTTGCGGATTTTCTCCACCCTCTCCCGCAAGTGGGCGAGGGGAATAATAAGAAGGGCGTTAATAATGTGTTTTAACCATAAGGGGAAAGATATGAAAAAGAAACCAGATGCACTCAAACGTGAGCGGTTTAAGTATTTTAGTGAGCTTGCTTCAACACTTGAGCGTGAAGGCAAGTATTTACAGGCAGGCGATGCGTGGGATAAGGCGTTAAACTTTGCGACGAATCCACTTAATCAAAAGTGGTGCGAAAGCCGTTACGAGTTCTGTGAGAAAAGAGCTTAAGGGGTAAATGATGACCGATAGTGAAAAATGGCAAATAAAAGACCGCTTGTATGACCTGATTGAAAAGCTACAAGGGGCGATGGAATTAGTCGAAATGGACGATTTGGCACTGGCTGGCGTGGTTTTGATGGACGTGGCTGGGCAGATTCAGCGGGTGAAGCTTAAATTATCAACTAACCAAGAGGAAAACTAAGATGAAAAACAGTGATTTTATTCAAATGACACAATGCAACATTCATAGCATTAAGTTCCCTGTGGACAATGTGAAAGAAGTGTTAGAAGAGGCTACTTTTGAGCCTGCGGACAGTTATACCACCATTGAGTTAGTCAAAAATCCGATGACAAATACGAAAGTGTTAGAACTGGATAATGGGTTGTTCTTTACTTTGCGGACAACCTTTAAAAAAGTGACTAAAGAGTTACTTTCAGCCAAAATTTATGAGCTGAAAAAATCAGAATCACTTCGAGATGAAAGAATGCCGAAGATTGTGCCGAATACTGATAAAGAGTGGCGACAAACTGCCGAAGCTCATTTACTGCAAGTTGTGCCATTTTCGAGTGAATTAGTCAATGTGTTTTACAGTCCAGAAAAAGAGCTACTTTTTACAAATAACCGCTCTAAGCATAGCCGTTTAGCGTTGAACCACTTGATTAAATTATTTGAACTTGCAGGTTTTAAAAGCATTGTTGTGTCGGAAGAAAAGTTGGGTTTAAACACTAAATTGACTAAATTTTTGGAAAAAGGTGAACCGCTTTTTAAATATCTACATTTCCAACACGAAGCGACTTTGCGTAAGTTGGCAAACGACAATGAAGAGTTTTTGACTTGTCGCCATTTGGATACGTTAGACGGCAAGGAAAAAGCGTTAGGGGCGTTACAAAATGGTTTTCGTGTGCAATCTATGGCGATGCGTTATGAAAGCGAAGAGGCGTTTATTGTAAATTTTAAGTTGGATGAACATTTAAAAATCCGCTCGATGCGTTTTACCGAATATGCCGATATTGCTCGTCAGTTAAACGGTACAAGAGAAGCACATAAGCACGCTATTTTAACGGAATACCTTGAAGGTCAGCTTAATGCCTTACTCAAAATTGCAAGTGCTACAGCGCTAGAGTTTACAGGGGAAACGAAGTTAGAGAGTTTTGTTTAAGTGGTGGGGAAATAAAATGAACAAAATGCAACAACAAATAATTGAATGGCTGGCTGATGGTGAAACAGGGTTAAGTAGTAAAACAATGGCGTTTGTAGTCGGCTTTGATGTGGTACCAAAACGAGCATGTTATCCACAAGATCCTGCAGATTTAAGGCGTTGTATGCAATTACTAACTGTCGCACCAACAATGCGAAATCATTTGAGTAAGTTAACGTCTATCTGTCCTGTTTGGGCGGAAATTATCAAAAATTGGGCAGAATTGGAAGCAACTTATAATCAAGAAATTACAAAGGATCTAATGCCAAAGACTTATTCCTTACTGCAGAAATATGCAGAGCAAGACAAAAAACGTGTTGTTATAGGAAATGGTGTTTCAATTAGATTGAGCTAATTCAAAAACAAGGAGGAAACTATGTAACCACTAAAAAATACTCACACCGCCCCACACTATTCTTATCGGCAGGGCCTAATGAAATTGTGAAATGCACTTGGGGCGGTGGTTGAGAGAATAGAGATAAACGACAGCGTTTATCTCTGTTTTCTTAGGGAGGTGCAAAATGAAATTGTGTCGTTGCCCGATTTGTCACTCAGATTTAACGCTGGAAGCGTTGGTTGAAGATGATGCTGGGCGAGAGTTACTTAAAACGATCACCGAAATGACTGCTGGTTGTGGTCGTCCTGCGGTGGCATATTTGGGGCTGTTTAAACCCCCAAAAAGCAGTTTAAGCAATGGGCGTGCGTTGCGGATTTTGCAAAGTTTGCTGGAGCTTTATCCTTGCTCTAATGTCTTGGCAAAAGCGTTGGCTGATACGGTTGAGCAGGTGCGACGTCATCGTCGGGAGAATGGCAAATTTGAGCCGTTGAACAGTCATAATTACTTAAAGAAAGTCTATGAAAGCGTGAAGCCTCAGTTTGCGGTGGTTAGAACGGAAGAAAATAATCAGGTGCTTTCGGGTGAAGAAGCACAGGAAAGAGCAAAAAGCGACAATCGGACAGCGAATATTCAGTACATTGATCGCTTGGTTCGGTTAAGGGGCGAAGGTGAATGTGTGAATTTACACGGCTTTGCGGATTGGAAACAGTGGCAACAGGAGAAAGAGAATGTACGCACAAACTCGTAAACAGATGATACAGAAAATCCATATTGGAAAGAGCGAGCTGAAGATGAGTGATGAAGCCTATAAGCTCTTTTTAATGGAGTTGGTAGATAAACCTAGTTGTTCGATGATGACTGACCCTGAGTTGATGATAGTGTTGCAAGGTATGGCGTGCCAAAGGGTTTAAGGTGAAATCGAAACAATATGGTAAACGCCCGACAGCCAGTAATGCAGATGAGGTGCGTCAAAGTTATATTAGAAAGATTGAAGCCTTTATTGCTAGTAGTGGTAATCTTGGCATTATGTTCACGCTATCTGCAAGCGTCGTTTGGTATTGAGCGTTTGCAATGGTGTACGACAGACCAGATTTTTAAAATTGTGCAGATGTTAGCGGTGAATGCCCATCGAAATGGGCGAAGAACCTGATATTTACAAAATTTTTTGCATAGCCCCGATCATTCGGGGCTTTTTTGTGGTAGATTGAAAGTGTCATTTAATTTATTTAGGGTAATTGTAAGAGGTTTATATGCGAAAAAATCTATTTGTAACTCTACTTATTCTTCTTTCTTTAACTGCCAAGGCAGAAATTTCCCTTAATCAACAGGAGCAGTTAGCAGAGAAGATTGCTGTAGCGAGTTTTGGTGAAGGTAATTATGCTAATACTATTACCAAAATAAGAATAAGAGATCTTTAGATAATGTAAAAGGTATTTGTGGTGAGGACTCTATCACGGAGGTTGCAAAACTTTCTGTTGCTGTTCAGACATCTTTGGCAAAAGACGATTTTTTTGTAACTCCCCTTGAGGTTATTGAGGCTATAGGAACATTAAAAAGGCAAGCTCCTGATGACATTGACTGCATGACTGTTGCAACAAACTACGCATCTACTGTTGTTGTTGCTCCCCACGCCAGCAGAAGCATTAGCTTCGGTTAATTCACTTTATAAAATTTTAAAACAAAAAACTAAATAATCTCAAGCTACCTAACCAGCGATCTTTTTATCCCCCGCACGCAAGCGTACGGGGTTACGCATAATTGAGCCACGCTGTGGCTCTTTTGGTTGGAAATTTACAAAATTTTTTGCATAGCCCTGATCATTCGGGGCTTTTTTGTGGTAGATTTTTCAGTAAAAACAATCTTTAAGGAGTTTAAAAATGAAGAAACTACTATTCCTTCTTGGGCTTTTGACCTTTAATGCAAATGCTACCGAAGTTAAAATCTTTAAAGAATACTCTTATGATATGCACAAACTAGACTTCCAAAAAAAATTTTGGAACTTTGGAGAATGTCAATTTAGTATGGGTGAAAACAAACTTTGTGCAGAAAGAGGTTTTGAAAATTTGTATGGAATACCCTTTAATATCACAGTTTATTTTGATAACGACCGAACAAAAACGATCTTGTTAAAAACTCCAGACCCCATCGACAAGAAAACATATCTTGAGTTATTTCGCGGAATGATTAAATCAGGATTTGAGCTATATGAAATTAAAGATCAGGATAGTGCTTTAAACTTGTATGAAGAGATTTTTAATGGTCGGTTAAAAGATTTTGGTCCATCTGCAGATGCTAAACTAGATAAATTTAGAAGCTGAAGAAAAAGAAAACAACTCAGCAATACTTTATTATATGGAACACAACAAAGCTCAACAGACATTAAAAAGCTCTAAGGGGCTATCATCTTTTTCATCTTTCTTATCTAAGCTACCTAAAGATACTCGTTTTGTTGAAATGAAAGTTAATAATTATAAAGGGATTTATTCTCTGGAATTACATTTCACTATTCCTAATATGCCTATTACCACTATAGATGATCGACCCGCTGAAAAAATTTTAGTATTGATAATCGAGCCACGCTGTGGCTCTTTTTGTTTTTACAAGCGGTCTTTTTTTATAAAATTTTTTTGCAAAAATGTTCACACTTTTGAAAAAACGTGCCTGACAATACTCCATTAATCAGTCTGAAATGGAGGGGTATGTGTGAGTTTGAAAATGTAGAAGAGTATTTGCCTGATAGTGTCAGAGAGATTGTGGCGGTGATTGGATTGCCTGCAACGGAGAAATTTGTTAAAGCCTTTGGGGGCTTTTCGTTTCAGTTCTCAAAGTCTGCTAAGTATTTTGATAAATTGCGTGAGGTGTTGGGGCAAGAAGATGCAGTAAAACTGCAAAGTTATATGCAAGTGGGTGAAGTTTATATTCCTCGCTGTGAAACGGCATTGCGGATTTTGCGAAATCAACAGCTTTATGCAGATTTTTGCCATTTAACCGAAACGGACAAGTTAAGTGGG